CAAAGGGTTCATTGCGAGTCCCGCTCGTTCGCACTTCATAAGTAAATCCTGCGCTACGGCATAACTAGGGGCACTGATGTACACATCATCACCTACATGCATGCTTTGCATCTCCTCCAGATCCGGGTACGCATAACGAATGTACGCTTCATTCAAGATGGTGTTAAAGAAAGTAGTACAACGATGTCCACTCATCAAAGTCCCGGCGATTTTACCTAACTCTTCACCTGCTACGAGGAGCGTACCGTTATAGATACTGAATAACAGCTTCTCCTTCAGAGTGGCATCATATCCCGTATGATCACATAAGATCTCAATAGTGGCGGCCATGTATTCCAGCCGGTGCCTAGAGTTTACGTCGTCGTAATCCAACATGACATTCACGGGGCCATTCTTTCTCATATTTCTGATCCGCTTACCTACTTTCCATGTGCCCATGCGGCCCGGGTCCAATATGGCTCTTCTGTTCTTCCATCGCTTCTCAATCGGCTTCATGAGATGCTCAAAGGAGAAGTACGTTAATGAGTCCCCAGAGTATATTGCCCGCGTTTTGCCGCACTCTAGTTTCCAACTCAATGAATAGTACGACCTACCGTCCCATCCCGTGACCGGTTCCCACTTCAACCTCTCTGCAAAAACACGCCTGTGCACTTGCCTGCCCCTAAGTTGTGGCGAATCCGGCACTAGTTCAGGATGCAACTTCTCTATTAACTTCGAGTGAGCCCCATTAACGCACCATTCCCATCTCCTGTGCCAAAAATCGTCGATCTCCTCAAATTCGATGTCTTTAGGACACTCTCTTTCAATGACGGCTCTGATATGAGGCTTAAGATCTTCCACATCCATTTTGTGGAGCCGTCCCTCCAACTTGGCCCCTCCGACTCTGTACTCCGCATCAGCTGTAGGATGCGGTATCGCTGCGCCTCGTCCAATTAACGACTCCGCTTCAGTCAACATAGATCCTAGCGTCGTCGAGTTCAGCCCTAGACTCTTCAGTGCGCTCGTTAGGTTCTTACAGCCTTTCGGGTCACGCACAAAACGCGTTGCCACCTCTGCCGCGTTCGCGAAATAGGGATTTAAAATCGTCGCGTACATGATCATGGCCGACAACTGGTCATCACTAAAACCGTCGTGGTAGACTGTACAGTCCATTATCATCGGCACTAGATTCGGTACCAACTGCTTGGCCCTGGCCAAGACCCCATTTGAATAAACGTTAACTTTATTGGAGGCTCCAATGTGGTTTTTAAGAGGGTACGCCGCTCGCCTCTTCTTCGTATTAAATACATCCACTTTCGGCCGTCCTGCTGTCGGTAACCCTACTACTGCTGCCTCTGCAAGTTCTTTCATGCACACGTTAGACACACTAACCTGAACTGGAAAGTGCATGCACAGCAACGAATAGGCACAAACAGCCAGCTCTCCCCTAGTAGAACTGCGAATGGCACCCATCTCGACGACATCCGCTTCGACACTTCTTCGGTCGATAACGTCCGACCTGGCAAGCCTCGTGAGGAGAAAAGATCCCAACGGCCCTAGCTCATCCACGCGCTCTTTAATCCTCTTAGCTCTTGCCGCATAGGCTCCTCCCACAACAACTGCCGTATCCAAGAACTTCTTTGAAACACTTGCTTGAAAGTCTTGGGTTCGAACAATTTCCTTAAGGCACCTGTTCCACAACTCAGTCCAGGTCCCTGACCCTTGGCCACAAGTACCAGGGGCCGGTTTTCTTGACTTTACATCATAATAATTAATTCGGGCAATCAGCTCGGCTCTGTCAGCCTTCTCCGGTGTAGACCTTTCCCGCACTCGTTCAATTACATCTTCAAGCCGGGGGGGTGTGACAGCCCACTCTTCCACAGCAAAATATTCATGGAGACAGCGCAAGGGACCGTACATGCCAGAATGGTTTAAGAGGACATCAGGCTTCAGATGCACGATCTTTTCAACTAGATTTGCATGCGTATAGTCCGTCACTTCCTTCCAGCTGATCTGCCCTGTCGCCGCCTTCAGTCGCAACTCCGCTGCTTTCTCATCTTGCTTGATCACATCATCGATGTCAACCACTTTGAGTCCTGTACCACGTGCTCCCTTCTTAAAAGACGTCTTTCCCCACCCCGATCCTGCTATCGCTAGAATCAAGCGTTTACGACCTTGGTCTGGTCGCAACGGGGTGTCAGAAGACCCTCTTGATTTCTGCATCGGGTAACGTCCCCACTTCTGTTCTGGTAATACCTTCCATCTTGTCCCTGAAGGTAAATACGCCTTACTCAGATGTTCAAAACGATTGCCTCGAAAACCTGCAGTCTTGATCAGCTTCGACCATCTCGAGTCATCAGAGAACCATGACGACTCAAGGTCTTCAACTCCATCATCAGGGTCGAAGCAGTCCGAAGACTCCATCGGTAGATTGTTTAACCACAATCGGGTAGCTTATACTTCCGTCGACTTACACTGCACTCTAGATCAGGATCAACGGAACCCGCCCCTGATGAGAGACAACGCCAAAGCCAAACGCACTCCCTTGTTCAGGGACGAAAGGCGTACACTTTTGTGCCAGCGGCATCGTCGCTTCGCTGTATAAGCGATCTTATCAACGTTAATGACGTTAAATGGATTAGAAAGCGACAACTTACG